AACAGTCTGTTGAGCTGCCGCAAGGCCTGGCTGATAAGCTGTAGCGGCTCCAGGTATGGCAGCATAACCTTGCTGTTGCAAGGCCGTCATGGGGGCTACAAGCTCTCCAGCAGGACGGTTTAGCGCAGCAGTGCCCGCACCAGCCAATCCACTCAGATAGTCTGTGTAATATTGTGGCGCTGTAGATGTAGATGTTTTGGTTGTGTTGACATCTGGTGCAACCGTACCTTGAAATAAGCTAGTCATGATTTTTTCCTTACATAAATTTATTGGACTTAGCCAAATTGCTGATCCAGGGAATTACCTGTAAATTTTCAGGAACATGCAATCCAGAAACAGTTTTCCCCTGAAGCGGAATAATGTGGTCAACATGCCAAGCAAAACCAAACATCTTTTTCCTCAAGGCAGCAAGCTCATACGCTTGCGTCATCATCCATTTGTCATCTTCAGAAAGCCAATGCGGAGTTCTTTGCATTTTAGCCGCTCTTCTCTTTGCAAGCAATGCTATACCAACATGTGGATTTTTTTTACCCCAATTCTTTTTAATGGAATTTTGGGCTTTTACTTTTTCTGGGTTGGCCAGTCTCCACTCCGCAGAACGTATCTTTGCAATTGGTTTTTCTTTTTCAGAATTTTCTGCATATCTCAATCTTCTTTTCTCACGAAGTGATTCTGCATTTTTAAAATAATATTCTTGTTTTCTTTCAATTATTTTTGCAGCATTCAATGCATAGTTTTTTCTATCATTTTCTTTTCTGCACTCTGTACAGGTTCCGGTGTCTGTTACGCGGAGCGCAACATGACCCCGACCACACGGTTTGTTGGTCTGATATGTTTTGTGACCAGCCAATTTGGCTGCATGTCTTGCGCCTTTAGCACTCATTTTTTATCCAGCTTCTTCTTAGCATCAGACAAGTATTGCAGGGGACTTTTTGACTTTGGGGGTATCGAGTTAATTGACCCTGATCTTTTGTGGGTGCGAATTTCTTGTCTAAACTTGTCAAGCAATTTTGATCCAGCTTTTGTAGAACCATTTCCAAGAGCAGCAACAATTTCACTGTCCAGGACATATTCTCCGTCGGCGAGCATTGCTGGAATATCGTCACTCTGTCCATCCCCAGGACCCGCCACATGCGCTCCATGCCTAAAGTCACCACGCATTTTGCCGCCGTGGTTCATCAGTGGAACTGATAAGCCGCCTTGTGCATACTTTTGTACTTTCACAGAGCCACCAGCCGCCATTAGGGGAGGCACAAGTCCACCCTTCTTTGCAGCATAAGGCACATTCAACAAATTATCAATAGCTCTTTGTGAGGCGGAGCCATCTTCAGATTCGTTATCCTTTTTGTTCAATCCTAGAATGTCATCTATGGACTCTGCTTTACCATAATTATAGTATCGATCCAAAGGATCGCTTGTTATTTGTGGGCTAATTTGTTGCATTGGGTTACCTTCTGCGGCTGCTACGTTTCTATATAAAGAAAGAGGATCTATAAATTGTTTTTGATTTTCTTTAGTCTTTAAAAACTGCGGGCCTAAAAATGACATAGCGCCAATAGCCTGTCCAGCATCTGATAAACCACCAAAAATGGGTTGTGTTGCAGTAGATGGCGTAGCTGCTCTGGCAGTTGCCGTCCTGGCTGTAGTAGTTGTAGTTGGTGTGGTTGTGGTTGATGTTACTGGTGTGCTTACCACCGTACCTGTACCTAAGTCTATTACTTTGTCATCAATCTTTATTTTGTCATCTTTAATTTCTACATTGTCTGGATTGTCAACTCTAATAACCTCACCAGTTTCAGTATTTGTAACAATGGTTACTTTTATGTTTGTATTTAAATCTGTTACTGTGTTTGTTGTGGTGTTGTTATTGCTGTTTATATTTTGATTGATATTAACATTATTGTTGTTATCTGTTGTGTTGTTTGTAGTAATGTTTGTGTTTGGATCTGTTGTTGTGGTTGCGGTTATGTTTGTATTGGAATCAATTGTTGTGGTTGATTGAGTATTGTTATTGTTATCGGCGGTTGTGATTGTTGTCACTCCGTTATCAGTGTTTGATGACGCACTAACATTTGTGTTGGAATTATTTACAGCATTAACAGCAGATTGAGCGTCCACACCATTGTTTATAGAAGCAATAATAGAGTTATTAGCTGCGGCACTTACGTTTTGACCAGAATCGAATGCTGATTGAATAATTGACTCAACAACTGTCTGAACATCTTGTCCAGAGTTAAGACCTGAGGCAACTTGTGTTTGAATATCGGACGCAACATTAATGTTGGTTAAATCATTCGCAGGAACAGTTTCTCCTGTAGATCCAAGTCCACCAAAATCATCAACACTAGAAATCCCTGAAGATACATTTTGATTAGTAACTGCTGCTGTATCTATATCTCCAAGTCCACCAAAATCATCAACATTAGAAGTTACTGAAGATACGTTTTGATTAGTAGTTGCTGCTGTATCTATAGCCCCAACAGATCCGGAAGTGGTTTGTCCTATAGATCCAAGTCCAGTTTGATCAGCAACATTAGAAGCCGTTGAAGACACACCTTGATCAGCATTTACGGCTGCGTCTACAGTGCCAACAGATCCAGCGGTGGTTTTGCCAAACAAATGCCCTACGGCGCCTTGGGTAAGCGCATTATTCAAATCTATTTTGCCAGTAGTCAAATATTGCGTAGCTAAAGCTGTAGTGGTTTCTTCAATGTTTTCAGCAAAACCTTCTTTTGTTGCGCCCTTGGCAATTTGAGAACCAACGGTGCCCGCCCCTTCTCTCATAATAGACTTTACAACCGCAGCATCAACCAACCTAGATGTTACAAGAGTAATACCACCAGCAGAAATTGCAACTTGAGTTGCTAATGCATCAGCATTTTCTTTAGACATTGTTTTAATGGCTTCAGAATAAGTTTGGTTGTATGATCCACCCATTGATTCTGCTGCATTTAATGCAGTATCAAGACCAACGGCCGCTCCAAGACCAATAATTTTAGATGCCTTAAGAACAACGCCCATAGGAAGAACTTCTTGCAAACCCTCTCGCACAATTGCATTGATTGCCCCTGTAGGGTTTTTCCAAGCAGAAGTAACCGCCGTAAGAAATTTATTTCCAACTCCCTCTGCTTTTGAAACATCGTTGATGATATTTTGCAGTTGTTGTTTACTTTCTAAACTCTCAATCTCTTTACCAAAGTCATTAGCAGCTCTACCAGCTCGCACCAAAACATTATCTGGACTTGCAACTTTAATTGAGGCTAGGAAGCTTCCAAAAGATTCGCCTTGCTCCCCTAAAGCTTGCGCCAAATTGGACAATCCAGCTTGTACAACCTTACCAGTAGCATTTTCAAATTTGGTTACGGCTTTGCCAAGCACTGTATCTGGGCGATTCATTTCACCACCCTTAATTACAACGCCCGTAAATGGGTCTCCTACAACATCATCATTCCAATAAATAGCATCAGCATAATCTTTAGCCGCGGCTGTTACAGTTTTGGGCTGAACCGCATCTTTTATTGTTGGATCTGAAAGTGTAGCTACGGTTTTATCGGCGGCTGCTTTAAGTTTTAAGGCATCAGAAGCTGCTGCCAAAGAAGGATTTTCTTCCCTGCTGTCTGTAGAATATTGCTTGCCATTCCATGTAAAGACTTGGCCAGCCCCATATAAGCTGCGAGCCGCATCATAGGCATCTGCAAACTTTAGAGCTTTTACGGGTCTAGAAGCCGCATATCTTTGTGCTGCTTCCAAGTCCCCAAATTCTGTATCCTCAAAATTTGTTTGACTTGTGTTTGTTGAATCAATCCTACTTACAGCCGCGTCCATAGGCCCAGCAACTAAAACATCTTGGCTTCTATCTGTTGTGGCATTATTTTGCATTAAATCAGCAAGAACTGTATCTACCGAGGTTTCTGCATTAGTTGCAGTATTTGTTGTGCCCGCTACAGAATCCGCTACAGCCTTAGCTTCTTGGTCTGTTGCTCCAAGGCTTTTAGCATCCACAAATGCGGTTGTAGATAAGTCACCAGATTGTTCTGTGCCTGTTTTGGCTGTAGAACTACCCAGGCCAAGTGTTTGATTTAAGGTTGCAGTAATTCCATATTCTTTATCAAGATCTTTTGCAAATTGTGTTCCCGCCGCTTTTCCTCCGGCCATGAATGCGTTTTTCAAAGCAGCCTCATTACTTTGTCCACTAGCAATGGACTGAGCATATGCCGTAGCAGAACTTATCAAAGCATTGCGTTGAACGGCTGTTAATGATGTGTCCGTTAAATATTGATTGCCAATATTGGATATTGCGCTTGACACGGCGCCAACAGTAATACCTTTGCCAATATCTCCGCCAGAAACTGCCGCAGAAAGACCACCCCTAGTGGCGCCCGTTAATGTATCTCGTAATAATGGATTATCAATTGTTTTAATGGCATCCGATAAACCCGTGTAATCGGCAATCCCAGCAGCCAAATAGCTTGCTACCCCGCCTTGGAGCACTTGCGCCGGCGTAGCCCCCCTAGCCAAATCTAATGCAGCCTTAGAAGCAAGCTGTGTTGCAACTGATGTGCCACCCGTTGCAATAGCCAAAGCAATATCTGGAAGAGCGCCAAACTGTCCTATGAATCCAGCAAGACTTTCATCTCTTGCCGCTAAAGGAGTTAAATTTGATTTGCCATTTGCATCCCAATATGAATAAACAATGGTGTCTCTAGGTAATGCTGATCTATAGCCCCCCTGACCATCTGGAACAAGCGGCCACACTTGCTCGCCTCTAAAGTCTAGAAGATTCCCAGAGCTATCATAAGTAGCAGTAACTCCATTACCAACATCAACGACAGCTATCCCGCGAGCACCCGCCCTCCCCGTAAACTGTAAAGTGCTAGGATCAACTTTTTTAGGAGCCCTATCTAAAATATCTTGGCCCAAACCAAGTATGGATTCAATCTCCGACCTGTTGGTTGAGTTTTGCAAAACTCTGGTGTAAGCATCTTGATCTAATTGTCCAGAATAAGCCAAATCCAGCGCAGTTTCTCGTCCAAAGTTACCGATTGTCAAATCACCATCAGGTGTAATAGATCTAAAGTAATCTATATACGGCTTGTCTGCATTGTTGTAGTCAGGCCCATATAATTCAGGTCCCGCAGCTTCTTCAAATATTGCTTCCTCGTTTGCATCAACAGTATCGCCAAATTGTCCCCGCCAATTTATTATTTCAGCCTGACTAGGGGTTCTCCCCAATACGTCTTGATATAGTTTAACTATTGGGTCTTCGCTTTGAGTGGCAAGCGTTGTACTTGAGGTTTGAGTAACTGGTAATGTACTTGTGGATGTTGTGTCAACCACGGAAGGAAGGGCACTAGAGGTAGGTCTATAACCAGTTATAGCTAACTCAGGAGCTGCGGATTGTCTGAATTGTGCTATTTCTGTTGGATCAATAGTATTTCCAAACTGTTGCTGCCAATATGCTAGACCCTCCGCCTCGGGGGCCCTCCCCAATACTTGTTGATACAAATCAGATACTGAGCTTAAGCCTGAAGGGGTGGCCGCCGCAGAAGAGCCGGATGCCGCAGCATTTCTAGCAGCCAACTCAGGAGCTGCGCCTTGCCTAAACTGCGCTACTTCTGTTGGATCAATGGTATTTCCAAACTGTTGCTGCCAATATTGCAGACCCTCTGCTTCAGGAGCTCTCCCCAATATTTGTTGATATAGTTGATCTACCGTTGTTGGAGCAGCAGGTGCTTCGTTAGAAGTATAGAAACTACGAGGTATCCCCGCATCTTGTCCATCTGGAACACGATTTTCTCGATTGACATTAGTATCAGGAGTAGGCGCAGCATTTCTAGCATCCAACTCAGGAGCTGCGGCTTGCCTAAATATTTCTATTTCTGTTGGGTCAATAGTATTGCCAAAAGTTTGCGCCCAATGTGCCGCGCCACCTACATCAGGAGCTCTTCCTAATATTTCTTGATATAGTCTATCTATGTCTGTAATCGAATTGTTGCTCATATCATTTTCCTCTTACGTTCTAGACGCTACTGTATTGACAAGTGCTTCAGCCCATTCTTGCCAATCACTGTAATTGTCTGTCATGGGAATAGCCTCGTTTGCAAATACGTCAATTGCTCGTATGCCATTACCCCACATTTTCCAATCCGTCTGCTCGTTTGGAATCTCTAATTGTTGTGCAGCATACAGCTCGCACATAAGGCTTGCCCAAGATTCAAATGTATGAAATCTTGGATCGTAAACTTGACCTGGGTTTGGGATGCTAGTAGCCACGTACATCTCCAATGTCTGCGTTTAACAATATTCTTCCCAATTGGTAGTCTCCGCCCACTTGGTTAGACACAAGTTTTATCCTTAATTCCCTACGCTGCTCTTTCATGTCAATTTTGTTAGTAGTGGAGTCAAATACGTAAGGAACCGATTGAGCATCGTCCGATTGTGCATAAGGACGGCCTGTAATGTAAAGGGTCATATCCCCCTCTAGCAAGAAATCAGGCTCTACCCTCTCTAGTCTAAGCCACTTGTTCATTCCGGCCATAGCGGGTTCTGAGGGGCCTCCAGAGACCAATCCAAGGTCATTGGTCTCAAAGTAGCTTTCAATAGCTGTAACAGACTGTCCGTTGATGGCGTCTACCCCAAACTCATGTTGAAGAATCTCAATCCTATTTTGAGGTGTTGAAAATGTCAAAGATGTAGAAGCTGTTGCGGTAGCTGCGGCAGACATTTGGATGCCTTGTAGATACAAAGCTGTAACAGGAATAGAGAATCCTGCACCAGCTCCGCCAAGCTGTGTATTGGATGCACTTAAAACATCGCCCACTTGATAACCTGCGCCTCTAGCTGTTAAGGTAACGGCGGTTACGGCACCACCAGAAACGGTCACAGTAGCCTTAGCTCCAGCGCCACTGCCTCCAGTAAGGTCGACGTTGGTGTAGGTTCCGTTTACGTATGCAGAGCCTCCAGTAATCGCACCAAGCGTCTTAATGTTGCTGGTTGTGATTGCAGTCACATAGTTGCCAACGGGAATTCCAGCCCCAGAAACAATCAATCCAAGCTCAACTTGGGTGTTGTAAGTGTCTAGGTAAAGAAACGCACTCCCGTTAACCGTATTGAATGTGTCTACAAACACAGTCTCTTGTGCAAAGGTTTGCCAGTTGGCTTGTACGGGAAATCGAAAAACTTGGGAGAAGTAACCAGCAGAGCGGCGAGCGCCTAGAGCTTCGCCAGCGTCATACCAAATGTTTTCGCGGACGTTATAGACAATAGCATCAGTGCATTCAGTGGCATCTCCGCGAGGATAGAACCACCAAATCTCCCCAAAACGCGGAACTTTAGTAACCCAAACTTTTTGACGTTGATCATAGTTCAAGTTGTCAAAAAAGTAATTCTGATTCATGGTGTTGGGAATTTCCTTAACAACACCGTTGTACATCAAGAAACGATCAACCCCGCACCAATAGTAAATACCATCGTATTCAATTGCAGATTGGCTAGACAGAATAGAAGATTGTGAGCTTATGATGTCATAGCGCCAATATTGCGGGGGGGTTCCTGTTCCGCCGATGTAAGACGCGCGGATTAGGCTATCAAGGCTCCAAAACAGCCCAGAAGGTGCGTTTGATCCACCCCTGACGGGTAACCCTTGGACAATCTTTCCTGTGGCTACGTTGGTCGCATTAGCGTCTGCGGAAGTCCAATCCTGAGCGTTGCCAGCAGAGCAGTTCTGAATCAACCCATTATTTCCATAAACAAACACGTAAGGGTGCAAAGTCACCACACCACCAGACACGCTGATGTTGTTGTTAAAAGTGGCTACAACTACTCCTGCGGGTACTACGTTAGACAGAGTTACATTGGTTGTGGAAACCGAAACCACCGTAGTGTTGGCTGGAATGCTGGTTCCTGTAACGGTTTGTCCAGCAGCTATTAAGGGATTGGAGGCTGCAATCGTGACCACAGCAGTTCCAGTAGATGTAATTGTGTCGTTAAATGTTCCAATCTGTGACATGGTCAAACCATTGATGTCACCAATTAAAACTGGAGTATTAAAGTCGCTGTCAATTGCGGCAAGGTTTTGCCCAGGGTGGGCAAGCAAAGACTGAACACCAGCCCCTGCAACGTCATAAAAACCATCAAATTGCCACAAATTGAGGTCTGACGCCGTAAAGTTTGACAACGCAAAGTTTCCAATTCCAGCTCCAACGCCATTATCATCAATAGTGAGCACTTGCAAACCATTGTTATAACCGCTGAAGATGTAATTAAAAGCATTCTGAGCGTTTACCCAAATGCCTCTTGATGGGCCTGTCATTTGATCAGAGATAACACGATAGCCGCCCATTTTTCTAGGGCGACCACGTTGAAACCTTACCCAGCGGCCATCATTGTAAAATTGCTTATCAAAGATGGTTCCGTCCCTTTGGACGCCAGGCTTGGTATCAAGAGCAAAGACTTTCTGCGTCATTAGAACACTCCGCCGGAGATGCCGCCTGTAAAGGTTCCTGTGCCTGAAATTGTAAGTCCTGTTGCGGACAAATTAAACAAGTTGACGCCAAGAATGGCAATTCCAAACTCTCCAGAAGCGGGACGGTAAATACCCGTAGAGCTTTCTGCGGAGAAGTTTAAAGAGGGCACAGAAACAGTACCCGATGCTAAAGAAATATTTGACGCACCCGCAGCAATTGTGGAGGCGTTCAAAAGATTGATGGAGTCACATAGCAGAATAACTTGCTGTCCAGCAGGAACAACCGCCGTTCCGCCGCCACCACCTGTAGTAAAGGTTATGGTGTATCCCGAACCAGTTCCGTTGGTTTGGTTGGTAATGTAGTAGACCTGAACGGTTTGAGGAAGAGTGACTGTGACGTTGCCGCTCAGAGTGCCTGTGTACTTCTGTACAACGTTAGAAGCCTCAGAAGAGGTTAGAGTGTAGCTGCCAGATGTAACAGCTTTGGTAAGCTGCGTAAAATTGAACTGAGTATTGCGTCCAAGGCCGACGGTGAAAAAAGCCACGCCAGAGCAGCAAATAATGCAGGAATCAGAAGGCTGTAGAGAAATGGAAGAAGCACCATTGATTAAATTTCCTCCCGATGGGGCAATGACAAGCGTTCCAGTCCCGCCATTTCTTATTAACATGAACCAATCATTCCCCAGCGTTGTCGCTGAAGTAAGGGTTAGCGTACCAGCCCCCGAAGTCCATACGTAAGAAGCGGCCCTATCAGAGGCTATAGCGGTGTAATCCGAAGAGAAGGTGGTAACACTATGGGCGGTGTTTAAAGTGTTGCTGAGGGCTTTTAAGCCGTATCCAGCCAAGGCTCCGGCGTCTACGTTAGAAGACCCCACTCCAAAAGCAATGTTGCCCCATGTACCTGCTATGGTGGCATTTGTGGTGATGTAGATGTAGCGCGAAGCACTTGGGGCCACGCTTGCAATAGAGTTGCCAGCAGCGTCTTTAACGGTAAAGGTGTTAGCCCCAATGTTACGAATCAGCGCATCTTGACCTACAGAGGCTTGGTTTGCGGGGGGCATAGACAAAGACAAGCCAGCAGTAGTGGCTGTAACGTCCATGATTCGAGCAGCAACATTATCTGTAACGCCACCGTTAATTGGCCAAAACAGATCAGTATTGGCGGAGAGCGTAACGGATCTGTAAGAAACGTCCGTGGGTTGGATGACGTTTCCAGTAAAAGGCGAAATAAAGCTCATATATCCCTCGCAATCGCTTGACGATCCCCAATTCGGGCAACGTCCTCAGTTTTCAGTACATTCATGATTTGTTCATATTGAGCTTGCCACATAGGAATGCGCTCATCATTCTTCAAGAACGGCATGGCTTGCAGGAGTGATCCATAAAGCAAAGCTTGGGGGGCGTATTCTGTGAACCAGTTGCTTTGATTGGTTGCGTCTAAAGGCTGGACACGCTCGTAATACAGCACCTCATAGGCGTAATCATCATCAGGTGTGGGTGCAATCATCCAATGGGTGTAGTCGTAATCACAATAAAAGAAAGGCACATCCTGTTGCGTAGGATTTGGCCAATATTCTCTTAGGTATTCGTATTTTCTCAAGAATATGGGCTGGCGCACGCCGTTAACCGTTACGTTCATAGATACGGTTTTCCTCCAGCGGGCTGGTTTATCTATGACATTTTCGCCTTGAACCATATTGCTTGTGGCTACAGTTAAGTTGCCCAAGAACTTTAAGTCCGCAGCCATGACTTGTTCCGCCAACATAATAAATGTGGGGATTTTATCGATGGTCGCTTGGTCAGTACGCTCCAAATATGATTGGATGTTCTCTACCAACGACGAATATGTCATTACGGAAGCCATTACCAGTTACCTTTCTTTGCTCCGGCCATGTTGGCTACCAAAGATGGATACTTAGTACCCGTGCGCTTTGCGAAAGCCTTTGCGGCTTTGATCTGGTTAGGGCTTAACTCTTTTGGCTTGCCAAGACTTTTAGGGCGGGTTTTTTCCCACACGGGCTTTGTTGACATTTTA